ATCTCGGTGGCGGACCTGGAGCCTGGCAAAGAGTGGGCGGTTGGGAAGTTGCCACCAGCGGACGAGGTTTATCACGGTGGCGAATTCAGCGTCCGGCAGTTGATGGCGCTAGTGCAGAACGCCGCGGCTGTGATTGGTGGTATCGGCTGGATTCTTCCGGCTGCGATTGCCATGAAGGTACCCGCTTGGATCATCTGCGGCGGGCAGGGCGGCTTCAACGCCCCAGAACTAATTACGGACGAGAAGTACATGGACCTGAGCCGAATTCGGTTCGCGGTCCCGGACAACCTTTGCCGGTGCCGGCAGAGACAACACAACTGCGACAAGCGAATCAAGAACCATGCAAGTGACTTTGCCGACTGGCTGCGAAGACTCCCTGATTTGGTGGCCTGAGTTGGGCATGGGGTTCCATCCCCGGCCCGCGATGGACTACGCGACCAGCTATTGGGATGAATTCCGCCAGCGTGACGCGTCGCCGATGGGCGAACTCCTGACGGAAGCTCGGCTTTCCCTGGTGCGTCGGCATTACGCAGGACAGATTGTGGACATCGGGATTGGTGGCGGTCGATTCGTGGAGTACGCGGCCGCTCAGGGCTACGACGTCAATGCTGAAGCCAACGAGTGGCTGCGCCAACGCGACGCCTACTGCGACCCTTACAGCCGGCCGGTTGACGCCATCACGTGCTGGGACAGCCTGGAGCACATCCCAGATCCAGCCGCGCTGCTGGCGCAGGTTCGCGAATGGGCTTTCATCGCCATCCCGATCTTCGAAGAGGGCGATGGCGTCCCGGCCAGCCGTCACTACAAGCCGGGTGAGCATATTTGGTACTTCAGCCACCGCGGCCTGGTCGACTGGATGAAGGCGCAGGGCTTTGTCTGCATGGAACACAACGACGCCGAGACCGAACTCGGCCGCGAAGGCATCCGTAGCTATGCGTTTATGAGGGTCAAGTGAAAGTTGAGGTCAAGCTCTCCGGCGTCGATGGTGTTCTGGATTTGTTGAAGAGCTTGCCAGCCGAAGTCGTTTCGAAGCGCGGCGGCCCGGTGAAGCTTGCTTTGGCGAAAGGTGCCCGGCTTATTCGTGACGCCGCACGCCAGAATCTGCGTGCAGCTATCGCGCAGAACGGGGAAGAATCCACGGGCCTGCTGCTTGAGAACGTGATTTCCAGCCGAGGTAAGGCGCCAGCAGACGGTAAGGGCGAGCGTTATTTGGTGCGAGTGCGTCGCAAGACCTACCCGGGCCGAAAGCCAGAGAAGGGCGGCGGCGTTCCCAATGTTCGGAAGTCAGCGCAGTTAATGGAATACGGCTCTGAGCACCAGCCGGCGCGGCCCTGGTTGCGGCCTGCTGTGATCCAGAACGGGGAGCGCGCCATCAGCGTCATCACCGAAGACCTGAAGAAGCGCATCGACAAGACGGTGGCCGATCTGGCCAAGAAGGGGTTGAGGTAAACCATGCTGCCCAAGGTATTCCCCGTCCTGAAGACGCCTGCAGTCCTTGCGATAGTTGGCGGCCACCAGGTGAGGATCTTCCGACATGGTGCCGCCCCGCAGGCTACGGACAAGCCCTACGTGACATGGTTTGAGGTCAGCGGTCAACCTTACGACCAGATCAGCGGTCTTCCTTGTGGTGACTTTGATAGCGTGCAGATTGACTGCTGGTCGATGGACGACACCCAAGTTGACGCGCTGGCGACCGCCGTTCGTGACGCGGTGGACGCTGCAGGATTCGCGAACCGGTTGATCATCAATCAGCGAGACCCCGACACCAAGCTGTATCGGATCGGCATCCAGGCCGATTTCATCAACTCTAGCCGTTAACCCTACCTACTTTCACACAGCCCGCCTTGAGCGGGCTTTTTGTTTTGGAGCCAGCAATGAGCAATGGAAGCGTAAAAAGCCAAGGCACCGCCCTCTACCTGCGTATGGTGGACTCTGGCGGCGCATCCCTCGTATTGATGGAGTGCCCGACCGGCATCAGCGGTCTGGGCGGTGCGGCAGATCAGATCGATGACACCTGCCTGGGTGACACCGTAGACCGCAGTTTCGTGCGCGGCCTTGGCAATCCCGGCCAAGTGTCTGTCCCGTTCATCCTGAAGCCGATGGCGGTGAGCCACCAGGAACTGTTCGCCTTGAAGGATATCGGTGACACGCTGCAGTGGATCGCCTGCCTGTCTGACGGCACCGCGGCGCCGACGCTGAATTCGAACGACGACATCCAGCCGCCGGCAGCCCGTACCTCGTTCATGTTCAACGCCTACATCGCAGACGTGAATATCGACATCGCGTCGAACGACGTTGTGAAGGGCACTTTGACGCTGCAGCGGTCGGGCGTCGTCACTCCGACCTGGAAGGCCTAACGATGCTCGACTCGTCGTTCTTTGTGTCGGGCGGTGTTCAACCCCGTGACGTTGAGCTTTCTGATGGAAAGAAGCACCGGCTGTACTTCAAGGAGTATTCCGGTGCCGCGTTTACCCAGTACGCGCTGGCCATCCGGTCGAAGGACCTGAAGGAGAAGGCGATGGGCATGGCCATTTTGATTGCAGCCAGTCTCTGCGAGGCGGACGGCAGTGAGGCCATCACCTTTGAGCGCGCCTGCGAACTCAAGCCAGAGGTGATGCAGGCCATCTTCGCCAAAGTCATGGAAGTGAATGGCGTCAAGAAAGAAGGCCAAGGCGAAAAAAACGCATAGAGGCTGGTAGTGACGAATGGCTGTGGTTCACGCTTGCCCTGAGCCTTGGGGGCCGAACTGTGGCGCAGCTTCAGGCGGAGATGTCTCAGCGCGAGTTTGAACGGTGGCGCCATTTTTACGAGCGGTTCCCCTTTGATTTCACGCATCTCCACTACCGGCCGGCAGCGATGATTGCCCAGGCCATGTCCTCATCAGGCGAGATGAGCGATAAGTACGACTGGTTGGCGCGGCCATTGGTAACCGATTCGACCGACGCGGATATTCGAACAATGAAGGCATTTGGCTTTTCCCCCGGAGATAAGTGATGGCAACAGCGGGCAGCATCGTCGTCGATCTCCTGATGAAAACCGGTTCTTTCGAAACGGATGCGCAGCGCGCATCTCGTGCTGCGCAGAAGAACTTCAAGGAGATTGAGAAGCAGGCAAAGGCCACCGCTGACGGCATCAACAGGGCTTTCTCTGGGCTGCTGAGTGGTGCGGTGTTTGGCATCGGTGTAGGCACGGTTTTCACCAAGTTCATTCAGGAGACCAAGAACGCCCAAAACGAGCAGGCGCAGTTGGCCGCGGTGTTGCGGTCGACCGGCCAGGCGGCG